AAGCCTCCTTACGATCTCGTAATTGACGACAAGTCCAAACGAATTGAAGAATTATGAGCAACACCCCAGATACAGAAAGTTTTTTAACAAAGAATGACGACTATCTTGGGCGGATGGCGTCACTTTTGGCGGCACGTTCGTTAGAGGATCAGTTTTGTCATAAGGGGCCAGCCCTAGATAACTCCACAGGAAGACTAGAAATAAAAGATTCCAAAATTGGATTACGAGGTGTTTTTGCCGGGGAAGATTTTAAAAAGGGAGACGCGGTGGAGCATTGCCCTACGGTTGTGATAGATCATGAGACAGGGATGTTACCTGTTTTAGTAGATTATGTTTTTCCACATGAGAATCGGAAGTTTTGTCTCTTACCCCTAGGATATGCAATGATGTATAATCACGCTGATCACCCCACTTGTTATTGGAAATATGGTAAAATTGAAGGGCCAGATAAGGGGTGGATTACATTTTTTACCCTGCACGATATCAAAAAGGGGACAGAGTTAACGTGGAATTATGGGGCCGGCTATTGGAAGGCGCGGGATATTATCCCAATGCCCGATTTATAAAATGAAAAAAAAGGCCACTATTTGCGGCGGCGGAAGGATGGGGCGCGCAATTGCGTGGGCGATGGTAAAGCTTAATTTCAAGGTACAGGTATTAGACGTTTCCACAAAAGCTTTAATGGATATTCAGTCTTCTCTCCCTACAGCTAGAGTCGCCCAAGTAATAACTAATGAAGATATTTATAAGATCATTGAGGAAGAATCTCCTGATGTAGTAATAAGCAGTTTACCCTATCACCAAACTCAGGGGGTGGGTCTCTGGTGTATTGAAAATGGTATTCGCTATTGTGACCTAGGCGGCCGAGTAGATGTCTCACATAATATAAATGAATACGCCAAAAGGGTGGCCACAAAGCCAGTTATGACTGACTTAGGATTGGCCCCGGGATGGATTAACATTTTAGCAGAGCGGGGTTATCACCAAATTCACGCGCCAGTCCATACAGTAGAAATGATGGTAGGTGGTATCCCCCTAAACCCCCCTCTCGGACCACTTAAGTATCTGGAAACGTGGTCTATTGACGGTTTGCTTAATGAGTATCGAGATGATTGTGAAATATTAGTAAATGGTAAAATAGTAACCGTACCGGGTCTGTCTCATTACTCTATAGAAGAGCCCGAGTGGGAGGGCTGTGTGGGGCTAGAGTCTTTCTGTACGAGCGGGGGCGCGGCCCACTCCATAAAGGCCATGCAAGCCCGGGGTGTAAAAAACTGTATGTATAAAACCCTGCGCTGGATTGGTCATCATTATTTGATAAACTTCTTAATGAATAAATGTAAATTAAACGATGAAACCTTGCACTTGCTAATGGATAAAAGTGCAGCCTACGAAACCACCACAGAAGATGCTGTAATAATGATGGTTTCTGCCAAGGATAACAAGGGCCTTTCGTGGAAAAAAGAAAAGGTGATCATTAACGATAACAATTTTACAGCCATGCAAAAGGCAACAGCATTTCCAATTTCTTCTGTTGCTGCTCTTTTGGCCCAAGGCAAAATGGAGGGTGACAAGGAAGAAAGACGAGGGTACTGGGACCAATTCTCATTATCTTTATCTTATGAAGACGTCCCCTATAACGATTTTGAAAAAAACCTTAATAAACTTTTTTAAATGAAAAGAAAAAAAATTCTCATAACAGGAGTTCTCGGACAAGATGGAGCCAATATGAGTGAGTATTTGCTTCGTGATAGAAGTCATCAGGTTTACGGCATGATGCGGCGTTCCGCAACACCCAACTTTTCTAATATTAAAGAGTTTAAAAATGACTCCAATTTTGAACTTGTGTCAGGTGATCTCACAGACGAGGTAAGTATCAATGAGCTTGTAAAAAAAATCCAACCCGATTATTTTATAAATTTTGCCGCCAATAGTTTTGTCGCGTGTAGTTGGGATATGCCCCTTCATGTTTTTGACGTAAATGCTCTAGGTGTGACTCGGTGCTTAGAGGCTATTCGCAACTTTAAGCCTGATTGTCGTTTTTATAGTGCAGGGAGTAGTGAAGAGTTTGGCAACATAGACTACTCACCTCAAGATATGAATCATCCAATGAAACCCCGTAGCCCATACGGGGCTTCAAAGTGCGCCGCCCATCACCTTGTAAAGGTATATAGAGATTCTTATGATATGTACGCCGTTCACGGAGTTTTGTTTAACCACGAAGGGGTTAGAAGGGGCGAGGAATTTGTAACTAGAAAAATTTCTAAAGGTGTAGCCAGAATAGCTACGACAATCAAAAGCGTAGACAACTGGAGGGGACGCCACGGAGAAGCCGCAGTGTTTGATCCGATTGAATTAGGGAACCTTGATGCCAAAAGAGATTGGAGTGATAGCGAAGATTTCGTAGAAGGGGTTTGGCTCATGCTAAATCAAGACGATCCCAAAGACTATCTTCTGGCAAGTGGAGAAACCCACTCTATCAGAGAGTTTGTTGAAGAGGCTTTTAAGGTTGCTGACTTCCATGGAGAGTGGGAAGGGGAGGGTGTAGACGAGAAATACACAGAAAGGGGAGGTCGTCATAAATATGTCCTTGTTAAAGTAAATCCAAATTTTTATCGTCCCGCAGAAGTAGAGATTTTATGGGGTGACCCTACTGAAGCCAAGGAAAAATTAGGGTGGAACCCCAAAAATTCTTTTTGCAATTTGGTCAAAAAGATGGTACAACACGACTTAGGTGAAGAAGGAATATAAAATCTATCGGGAAATTTTAAGTGGTAAAACTCAAAAGTCTCCTATTTTAAGGAATAAATGGCATGTATTGATTTGGCAGCTTGTAGATGACCCGAGCTTCTTTTCTACAAAAGAATGGATAAGAGACATGGGTGTAGCCAAAAAACTATGGCCCCTTTATCCTAATTTAGAATTTTGGTCTCAAATTAATTTAGACTGGTATCCGAATTCACTTCATTATTTTTTATCGGGGAAGGGCAAAAAAACTATATACAAAAAAATAAATGAATTTAAATTGAACAGCACGATAGATTTAACATTACCCGAGCCAACTAAATACGACCAAACTGCCGTATTCAAAAGACAAAAAAAGGCTCTTATAGAAGTAGACCCCAAAACCTTTTTATCAAATGGCAAGAAAACAAAATAAAGTTAAACTGTGTTTGTGGACACACGTTCAAAACGAAGCCCCCGTTATTGAAAGGATGCTTAAAAGTGCTGTAGATTACATTGACTACTGGGTTTTGGTAGACAACGGTTCCACTGACGGCACCCAAGACATAATTAAAGATTTTTTTGAAAAGGAGAAAATCCCGGGAAAACTTTATCAAAGTAAAATAGGGTGGAAGGGACACGGTATAAATAGACAGCATTCATGGGAGTTCTTAACAGACACCGCACATGGTTGTGATTATATTCTTAGGATTGATGCAGACGAGGGTATTGAGGTTGACGAAGATTTCGATTGGTCTATTGTTAAGGATCAGGGGTTCGACTCATGGAGTATGAACTATAACGCGGGAAACCACGTAGTTCCTCGGATGTGGCTATGGAAAGCTTCTTTACCTTGGTTCTGGGCCGATGATGTAGCCCATGAAACAATTCATCTTAAAAAGGACGAAAACTCAAGTAAAGAAGAAACGAGGGCACCTCTTCAAGGAAACATGCCTCACGCTTTTAGACACGTAGCGCTAGGTTCTAGCCACACCTCTCAGAATCCTATTAAGTTTCTTCAAGATGTATTAAAATTGGAAAACCAACTTCATGAACGATTTAGAGATGGTACAACTCTAAATGCTCAGCGTTACCATTTATTTTATTTAGCTAAATCTTTTAATTACACAGGGTTTGCTATTGATAATCCATGGTGTTTCCAATTTTTCCCCTACGGAAAGGATCACGTGAGTCAGTTTCTTAAACGAGGTCTTTTCTATTGGAATAAATATTTAGAGACTTTTGAAGAGGGACACTTAAAGTGGTATACCTATTTTTTAAGGGGTCAGATTCATTTCAGGCTTCATCAATTTGAGGAGGCTATTGAAGATTGGAGGTGTTCAGCGTTACTAAATCCTAGTCGAATGGAGTCTTCAGCTTCTTTATTTTCTTATTTTTATCAAAAAGAAAGCTGGGACAATGCGTTTCTTTATGCTTTTAAAATTAAAAATACTCCGTGTCCTTTAAATACCGACCCGTGGCACGTGGAATTAGGTGCTTATTTTGACCAGAATGAAAAGCTACGATTAAAAATTGCCCATACGTTTGAAGTCTTCGGGCAAAACCACGGGATACCCCACTTGATAGAAGACGCAAAGACAATTCGCGCCAAAAGTCAAAAATAAACTATTATGAGGAAAAAGAAAAAGGAAGAAAGTAACGCAAGCGGGCCCGTCGGGCAAATTCAAGCGTATCTAAATGAAAATAAAGGCGATCACTACAACTTTGAAGAAGAGCGAGATTATACAATTTCTAGCGGCAGCCTAAAACTAGACATTGAAATGGGTGGTGGCATAAAACCGGGAGTCATTCGAGCCTCAGGGGTTACCGAGGGCGGCAAAACATCTTGCGCCTTGGCATTTGCCAAAAACTTTCAAAAAATGGAAAACTCTATGATAATTTACGTTAAGTCCGAGGGAAGGCTTTCTGACGAAATGATTCAAAGATCAGGGGTAGACACAAGTAAAGAAAAATGGTTTGTATATAAATGTAATATTTTTGAATCAGCAATAGATTTATTGAGAAAACTCGTACACGATAACCCCCAAGATGTACGATACATGTTTATTATAGATTCCATGGATGCCTTGGTGCCGCGTGGGGACTTAGAAAAGGGGTCAGATGAGGCCGTAAAGGTGGCCGGTGGCTCCCTCTTAACGTCGGATTTTTTGAAAAGAATGGCCTTGTCATTCGCCAGCAAGGGACATATTTGCTTTCTGGTTTCTCAGGTAAGAAGTCGAATCAAAATTAACCCCTATGAGAAAGGAGAGCCCAAAATCACAAACGCTTCTGGAGGTAACGCGGCGCTTCATTACAGTGATTGGATTTTGGAATTTCAACCTCGGTGGTCCAAAGACATAATCTCCACAGAGCCCAACGGCAAAGGGGATCAGTTAGGGCACTGGTGCAAGGTTATTTTTAGAAAAAGCGCTAATGAAAAGACTGGTACTGAAGTGCGTTATCCAATTAGGTACGGTAGAGTAGGGGGTAAAAGTGTATGGGTTGAGTATGAGGTTGTCGACATGATGTTGATGTGGGACATGGCTACAGCTAAAGGTGCATGGGTAACCATATCTGACGAAGTTATTGAAGAAGTAGAGCAAAAAACCAAGACAGAGTTCAAGAAACAACATCAGGGAATTGATAACCTTAGAAAATACCTAGAGGAAAACAAAGAAATTGGAAAATATTTATTTTATAAATTTAGAGATGTATTGAAAAAATCTTAATACCCTTGCCTTTCATTCAAATCAGGTGTAATATATTTTATGGGAGCGTACTGGATTCGATTTAGAACCTTACGCCAAATTGCAAGCAGAGGATGATGGTTGGCCTCTTTAAAAAACTGTCAAAAAAACCTAAATGCCAACGATAATGTTGACATGGAGATGGCTCCTTCGGTAGCCGAGGCTGACGAGATTCTCGCTCAGTTCGGTTACGTTGAGGAGGAAGCGCTCCAAATGGCGGCATAAACCCCGTCACGTCCTACTCTGGATGCTCGTTAAGGAGCTAGGGCGACGACAGCGAGCAAAAACCTAGTGTTTAGAGTGGTTCGAGCTAGGTTAAAGAAAAATCGTACCACGAACTCGTGTAAGCCGTTTGTCGGTGACATGCCAAGCGAGTATTAACACCGACTAAGCTTGTAGTATATTTGAGCCGATGGCTTTAAAGACGCGGGTTCGACTCCCGCCGCTTCCACCAATTTTACTGATGAGACTATATAACATATACGGAAAACAACAATCGAAAAACGTAACTAAATACCTAATAGAGTGGAGTAAAAAAAGTCGCTCTAAAATTCAATTTCGAGTAAAGTCATTTTTAAAACCATACTGGCAAAATTGTATAGTTTACGAAGAATTTCCAGTTTTTGGCTCGCGAATGAGCGTCGACATCCTTAATGCCACGAAAAAAATAGCCATTGAAGTACAAGGCAAACAGCATTCTTCTTTTAATAAATTTTTTCATAATAATTCTCGCTCAAAATATCTTGAGGGGATTAAGAGAGATTACCAAAAATCTGTATGGCTTAAAAATAATAATTTTATTTTAATTGAGATCGAAGAAGACGAGGTGCCCTACTTATCTTATGACTTTTTTAAGAATAAATTTGATATTAAGCTTTAAGGCGTTGACTTAAAACCAAAAAATACCGATACTAAAGGCCATAAAATGACCAAGGATTACTCTACAGAAACCGAAAAAGATGTATTGGCCGGTATACTCAATTACCCCACACAAATTACTCGTTATAGAAAAATTCTTACTCGTGATTTATTTTATGCCCCCTCTCATAAAGCAATATTTGATGTAATTCACAATTCCCTTTCCGAAGAGAGAAAGACCGATGCAATTACGGTAGCTGACAAAATTCACGCTCACAACATTACCGATGAAAAGGGCAAATCTCTTTGCCCCTATGTAAAAAGCATTGCATTCAACCCCCCCGAAGAAGATAGTATTGAGGAGTTAATTTACCAACTGAGAGACCTTCAATATCGCAGAGACACCAAAGATGTTCTTAAAAAAATAGAGAGGTCTCTTAACAGTGATAAACCTCTTTACGACATCCATAATGAAATAAACTCCAAATGGGCGGACGAGGTAAGACTCCCCTTGGCGAACCAAGAAAAACCTGAAAAATTATTTAAAAACTATATTGAGTTACTAGAAGAAAGGGCGGCAAACCCTCAACCAAACGAAATAGGTTATGACTGGCCGTATCAGTTATTGAATGATTACTATGGTAAACTTAGAAAGGGTGCAGTGCATGTAATAGTGGCGCGAGGGGGTCAAGGGAAAACAACCATGTTAAACCATGTAGGATGGCATATCCTTAAAGAGCACAATATCCCTGTGTTAATGATAGACACCGAAATGAGAAGCACTCCCATTAAGCACAGATTGTTTGGAGCTTTATCAGGTGTCCCTGTTTATGCACTCGAGGAAAATGAA